GAGCTAGCAAATTGGTTCAGAAGCACAGCCATTTTACGCAGGGAAGACCCAGAGCTGCCGCACTTTGTCCTTAAGCTGGGCAAGCGCGGTAACCGGGCAGGTATGGTAGACGCTACCGGGAGCTTCACTGAGTCCCTGCGGATCAGGCACAGTAAGATTAGGGGGCAGATTAAATGGGAGCTGAACCTAGCCCCTCCCCCAGAAGACAAAGCAGACCTGTGAACCTGACCCCCTAGCGTTAGCCTAGCAGCCCTTTCCCGTGCCTACCCTTACCCTGATACCCCTAAGAGCCTCTACGGGCTTCCTAGGGGCTTCCAGCAGCCCAAACCCTCCCGGGTCTAACCCCCCTCTTTTTAGCTCAGCCTATGTCTGGCACAGACCTATTACCCCTATAGGGGTAATGTATAGGGGGCTTACCCCCTATTTTAACGCTGACGCTAATAGGGGGGTCACCCCCTATACCCTCCCCCGTTGCCCCCAAGCGCGTAAGTATGAGTCATAAAGGGAAACAATACAGAGCGCTTAGACATTGGGCTAGGCAGTGGAAGACTAAGCCTGAGGCTATGGCTGACAACCTAGCCAAGCTCATAGAGAAAAGGAAAAGCCTGAGCCAAAGCAAAAGACGAAAGGCTAAGCTGATAACTCAGCACCTGCCGGACTCATTCCCTGCCACCAGATCTAAACAGCTGATGACTGCAGCCTGTGAGCTAGCAGGAGTAGCTGCCACACCTGACCGCCTGCATAGGCTGCGCGTCTACGCTGTCAGGTATGGGCTGCTAAAGTTTGACCAGAGCGCTAAGCTTTGGGTAAAATTGTTAGATTGACCCAAACTTTAATAATAATTAACGCTATTAAAGTGGGGTCTATACGCTCTAATTTTCGCACTAAAGCCCACCAGCAGCAGCTCAGGGACGGTCAGGAGCTTACTGAGGAAGAAAAAGCATTTGATACTTATTATTTTAGCCTCCCAGCTGAGAAACAGGCTGAGCTGCGCGCGCTAGATCCACCTTTACTGCCTTACCGGGAGCTTCCGCAGCCCCGTAACATTTTCCCTGTGTATGAAAATGACAGCGCTTTTAGCACTGCAGACCCCCGTAAGCTGGAAGACCAAACCGAAACTGACAGCTGGGTAACCCGGGAGAGACTGCTAGAGGTTGTCAGTGATCTGCTAAGTATGCTAGGCGCTTCACCTGACAAGGCAGTGCAGGCTCACTTTGATTTAATTAGAATAATCCTGCAGACACCTGACGCGCCTACACAGCTGGAAGTAGCAAAGCGTATGGGACTGACTAAGCAGGCTGTATCAGTCAGAGCTAAGAAGCTACTGCTGGCAGCTAGTATCAAAGCCCCGGGACTAGCTGACCGCATAGATTGGTTTCCTAAGCGCGTAGATCCTGAGCCTAATCAGCCGCAGGATTATAACCCCCAATCGTAACAGGGTGGCTAAAGAAATCTATTTGATGGGGGCTGGAGGGGCGTGGTTCATCCACCACCGACAAAAAACCCGCATTTCCTCAAAAACCCGGCTAGGAAAGGTGCAGGTGCTACAGACTTGCATTAAGCGCGCTGGCAAACCCTCATAAAATCCTAAACCAATCAAATTAAATGACGCAGGCTGAATTAGCTAGGCAGCTCTCTCTCTCAGTGGGCTATGTATGCAAACTAGTTAAGGCTGGTATGCCCGTAGACTTGGACGGGGCGCGCAGCTTTCTGGATCTGAAGCGCGCAGGCAGACTGCGTAAGCTGCCGCCTGTGGCTAACCCTTCAGCAGTCCCGGCTACTCAGGCTCAGCCCGTGCAGGCTGGTGGGGTAATTAGGTCACTAGTGGCAGACAGTCTGACTGATGCCATACGGCAGCACCGGGGGCTAGTTAACCGGGCGCGGGAAGTCTACCTAGCTGCCATTGAAGGAAACGATCCTGCACAGGGTAAGCTGCAGTCAGCCTATAATTCTAGCCTGAAGACCCTAATAAGTTTGGAGGATGAGGAAAAGAGACGCGCGCTAGAAGCCCGGGAATACATTAGGCTTACGGAACATAACGCTATTGTCAGCAGGCTGGCTGCTGAGCTTGTGGCGCGGCTGGATAAGCTGAGCTTGGACTGCGCTGAGGGGTGCAACCCTGACCGCCCTGAGGTAGCGGTAAAGGTGTTAGACCGCTGGACGCTGCAGGTCAGAAGGGAGCTGAGCAGTGACTGACCGCTACCGGGAGCTGACCGCAGCAGCGCGCGCTATCCTTAAGCCAAGCTATGACGGGGACGCTGTAAGCTGGGCTGAGGCTAATGTAACGGAAGTGCCGGACTCCCCTATTAGGGGCAGGCTGAACCTTAGCCGGACACCTTGGGTAGCTGAGGCTCTGCGTATTGCCACTGATCCTGAGACTAAGCTGCTGACTATCCTAGCGTCTACGCAGTCAGGTAAGTCCCTGTTTCTGCGTCTCTATTCCTGCTGGCAGATTGTAAACGCGCCTGCTCACTTTATGATTTTACAGGCTAACGATCCTGAGGCTAAGGATTTTATGCTGCGTTATGTCCGTCCCCTGTGGAAGCACTGCCCCCCGGTAGCCGCGCTGCTGGCTGAAAATGATAACGACAAATCTACTACCGCAGACTTCAGTAATGGGGTTACGGTTTACTGCAGGGGTATCTGGAATGAAAACAATTTGCAGCGCCTGACCCTACGGACTGTGCTAGTAGATGAAGCTTGGCTAGCCCCTAGGGGTCACCTTGCGGAAGCAGCCGCGCGAACCCAGAGCTTTAGCTGGCTGGGGCGGGTTATCCTGATGAGTCAGGGCGGGACGCTAGACGGGCAGGGGTCTGAGTTTCATCACCTGCACAACGGGACTGACCAGCGCGCTTGGCACTTTGCCTGCCCCAGCTGCGACAAGCTAAGCCCTTGGGATTGGTCTGGGGTGAGGTTTCCAGAAGACGCTAAGGTTAATGGGATCTGGGACTATAAGCGGGTAGAGGCTGGCACAACCTATGAATGTCCCCACTGCCACACCCGGCTAAAGGACAGCCCGGGGGTTAGGGCTGTGGCTAATGACCCTAAGCGGGGCGCGCGCTTCATAGCCACAACCCAGAGCAGCAGCGTAGGGTCAGTGGGGCTGCATTGGAATTGCCTATGTAATACCAGCTGGGGAAAGGAAGCTGTAGCTTTGCTGCGCGCTAAGGAGAGTTACGAAACCTATAATGATGCAGAAGGGCGCAGGGTCTGGAAGCAAAAGAGGTTAGCGCAACCTTGGACGGAAGACGGGGGGGAAATGGTAGCGCAGGCGCAGGCTGGGGATTATGACCTAGCGGACGCTTGGGACGGTGAAGCTTACATTACTCCTGAAGCCAATATTACTGACGCAGCTGCAGGGATACCCCCGCACAGTGTCCCCTTTAGGACTCTGGCAGCTGATGTGCAGCGGGGACACCTATGGGCAGAAGTAAGGAGCTGGGGGAAGACCGGGCATAGCCGCCTGCGCTGGTATGGGCGGCTAGAGACTTGGGAGCAGCTGGACGATCTGCAGAAGCTTCACCAGATTAACAGCGCGCTGGTGGGGGTAGACTGTGGTGACCAGACCCAGCTAGTCTATGAGCAGTGCGCTAGGCGCGGCTGGAAAGCTCTAAGGGGTAGCGGTCAGTCAGAGTTTACTGTGCAGGATACAGGGGGCAGGACTTCAAAACGCTTCTACTCAGACAAGCAAATTATTTTCGTTCCCGGTGTAGAGCGTAGGGCTGAAATGATAGTGTGGGGAAACCTACCCACTAAAGATTTTCTGGCTGGTCTGCAGAAGCGCAGGCTGCATACCTACGCCCGGAACACTAGCGCTGAGTATGTCCAGCAGCTTACCGCTGAGATCAGGATAAGGGATAGCCGCAGCGGTAAAAGTCAGTGGATACTTCCAGCCGGGAAGACCTGCGGTAATCACAGCTGGGACTGCGCGCTGATGGGTCTGGTGCTAGCTGTGCGCTGGGGCATCATAGGCAGGGAAGCCACTGAGACTACGGCAGACAAGGGGAAGCCCGTTGACAGTGCCGGGGAAACGGGTAGCTAATCCTTAAGCGCAGCCTAGCTATGATGCTTAAAGGAAGCTGTGAGGGTCGCAGTTTCCCGTTGTGGGTAGACTGCTAGGCTGCGCCCCCTTTGACTGCTGCTGCATAACAAATGGCTAAAGGTATTTTCAACGGGTTAACCGCTGCTGAGCTTCTGCCTATCAGGGCTAAGGCGCTTGCTGAAATAACCGCTGGCGCGTCTACCACTAGCTATAGTATTGCAGGCACTAGCGTAGGTAAGCAGGTTATCCCTGCTATCGAAAGGCTTACGGAAGCTAACTATAGCCTCAATTTGCTAGACCCGGTTACCTATCCTATGACTGAGGAAACCGCAGTTATTCGCACCGATTGGAGTAACTACGCTGACTAATCTTTATGGCTAAAGAGAAAACCCCTAAGGCTGGTGAAATCAAAGCTACCGCAAATAAGAAGCGGCAGCTGGCTGGCTCTGCTCAATTCCAGAGCGTAGGCTTTAGCTCTAACCGCGCGCGGATCTACGGGACTGCTGCTGACTTCAGCGTAGACTATACCCCTACAGACCGGGTAGAAATGATTAAGCGGCTGCGGCACGGGGAGCGTAACTGTGGGCTAGTCCGTCAAATACTTAATGATTATGTTACTTATGTCTGCGGGGACGGTTTCACCCCCCAGAGCCACGAAACCCGCACTGATGTAGCCGCCCTGTATGAAGCCTACTTTATGGCTTGGGCGCGTAACTGTGACGCTACCCTGCGCTTCAGCTTTACAGAAGTCCTGCGGATCGCAGAGCGCGGCTGGAAGCGAGACGGGGATTTTTTCGTATTAAAGGTGCTAGACGCTGACGGTAAGGCTAAGGTGCAAATGGTAGAGAGCCACCGGGTAGGCAACCCGGTTAAAGACCCTACCCCTGCCCGTATGCTGGACGGTATCAGCTTTGACGCGCAGGGGCGGGTTGTTTCGGTTAATGTCATTCAGGGTGACAATAGCAGCAAGCCCGTCCCGTCTAACTCTGTCTGCCATATTCTAGAGCAGGACTATTGCAGCGGTAGCCGGGGCTTGCCCCTGCTGCAGCATAGCTGGGGGGACATTCAATCGGAAGACGAGCTGCTCAAATTGGAAATGCTCGCAGTCCGTAATGACGCAGATTTTACAAGGGTGCTGGCTAAGGCAGGTGGCTTTATCCCTACTAACCTTAAGACTGAGCTGCAGGGTGTAGGCTCAGCTAACCTAGAAAGCACTGCTTCCCGTATGGGCGGTAAACTGCTGGCACTTGAACCCGGGGAGAGCCTGACCAGCCTAGCCTCTAACCGTCCAAGCCCTACCTTTACGGGCTTCCTAGAGGCAGTGCAACGGGACATAGCGCGCGGGTCTGGTTTGCCCTATGAGTTTACCAGCGCGCCCGGGTCTGCGGGGGGAGCTGGTCTGAGGCTGATTGCCAGCAAAGCTGACCGCAGCTTTAGTCGGGATCAGGCTATTTTAATTGAGAAGCTCTGCGTCCCGGTCTGGGCTTTTGTTATTGGCACAGCCATAGACAACGGGGAGCTGCCTGACGGGGACTTTACCGCTGTCAGCTGGACTACCCCTAAGCGCATCACCGTAGACGCTGGACGGGAAGCGGCTAATGACCGGGCTGACTTGGAACTAGGTCTGCTGTCTATGTCTGAGCTATACGCTCAGCGCGGGTTAGACCTGCGGACTGAAATGAGCAAACGCGCTAAGGACTTTCGCTTTATTATGGATCTAGCTAAGGCTGAGGGTATTCCCTTCTGGACTCTCTATAAGCCCGGGTTTAATTGGCTGCAGGACGGGGAGGGTAAGCCTACCGCTGCTGAGCTTTCTATGCAGGGTATGGAAAACCAGCCGCCTGCTGACCAGCCTACTACTGAATAACATAAACAAAAAAACTGTTTACCCTATGCGTAACCTACTCAAAGCCATTAACGGGGC